AACTAAGAGAGGACAGAGACCTTCAATTGATTATGCGAATAGCAAAAGAGTTACATAAGTCCGTTGAAGAAATATTCCAGTTATCTGTCCTAGAAATAAACTTATGGATGGCCTATTTTAAAATGGAAGCGGAGGCAATGAAAAAACATGGCAAGCACTAAAATTGATATTATTGCTAATAATAAAGCCTCAGCGGCTTTAGGAAAAGTAGATAGACAACTAAGCGGACTTAACAAGTCTACAGCTGGTATTAACACTGGTTTCAATAGAATGCGAAATCTTATACTTGGTGTTGGAGCGGCACTTGGTGGTATAAAGATTGCTAAAGGATTTTTAGATGCCGCTGTTGAAGTTGAAAACTTAGGTGTACAACTTAAATTTATTACAGGCTCTGCTTCTGAAGGTGCTAAAGCACTAGACATAGTTACAGAAGCGGCGGCTAACAGTTCATTCCAATTAAGAGACATGGCACAAGCCTCTCCGTTACTATTAACAGTAGCAGACAGCACAGACGAACTTAATACTTTACTTGGAATAACAGGCGACATTGCCGCGGCATCAGGTCTAAGTTTTGTTGAAACAGCAGGACAATTACAGAGAGCTATGTCAGGTGGTATAGCGGCGGCTGACTTGTTTAGAGAAAGAGGTGTTAAGTCACTGTTAGGTTTCCAAGAAGGTGTAAGATTTACAGCAGAAGAAACTAAAAACCAAATAATGTCAGCATTTGAAAATGGTACAACAACCATAGCAGGTGCTAGTGCTGATATGGCCAATACATTTACTGGTCAAATATCTATGATATCTGACAAAGTATTTCAATTCCAAACACAGGTTATGGATGCGGCACCATTTGAATTTTTAAAGAGTGTTGTTAGACTTGTAAACACAGACATTGAAGCAAACTTTGGTAGTGTTGAAGCGGCGGCACAGAAGTTTGGATTAGCTGTTGTAGATGCGGCTACAAATGTTATGCTTGGTGGTGCTAAAGTTATTGATGCTCTAATACCAGTATTTAACACAGTTAAAAGTGGTGTAAACGGTATACTTGCTGTTACAGATGCTTTACCACCAACTATAAAAGCTCTAGGTATAGTAGGCTTCTTAATGTTAGGTGTAAAAGGAAAACTTATTGTACTAGCAATAGGACTTATTATAGACAAAATTAAAGAAATATTTAATGGTGTTATGAACACCGTTGTTGCTACAGCAAGGAAAATAGGTAGTTTTGCTGATGCTGTAGGACTTGATAGTATGGCGGCGAAAATTAATGGTTGGGCAGATGGTATTGAAAATAAAATAGACAGTTTAGGCAGTAGCCTAGAAGATTTTGTTCATAAGATTGATGACAATGCTATGGACACAGTAATACCAAGAATTGAAGAATATTTTGGATTACCAGATGCTGAAGAATTTGGGCCATACGAAACAAAACTAAAAGAATTTTTAGATAGAATTAAAAAAGATATAGATGAACAAAGGTTATTAATACAAGAAGCGGCAAGAAACGGTAGTATTCCGTTTGCTGATGGCAGTGGTATAAAACAACCAACACCTACAAATAAACCTATTACAAAAGAAGAACAACAAGCACAACAACTAGCAGATGCTTTAGCAAAAAGAGTACAACAATTAAGAGAAAGTTTAGACACAGAAAGAGAAGCAGAAAATCGTGCTTACCAATCTAGTTTAAGAGATCTACAAGACTTTTATGGCTCTAGAATGGCATTTGATAAAAATTACATTGACACTAGAGAAAGACTTGAGAAAAAACATCAAGAAAAAATAAGAGCATTACAAAAACAAGAATTTGACAAACAGTTTACAGCATTCCAAAATTATCAATTTAAGGATATGGATCTTAGTAAACTAACACAAGAACAAAAAGTAAAATTTGTTACACAAAGTGGTAGAGAAGTATTAAGACAAATGGCAGACCATAACAGGACTGCTTTCAAACTTAACAAAGCATTTGCTATTGGTGAAGCAATTATAAACACAGCACACGGTATTACAAAAGCTCTAACACTGGGTCCTATACTTGGTCCAATTATGGCAGGTATAGTAGGTGCTATGGGTGCCGTACAAATAGCGGCGATTAGCAGTCAACAATACCAAGGTAGAAGATTTGGTGGACCTGTTAGCAATGACGAAAGTTACATAGTTGGTGAGAATGGTCCGGAACTGTTTACACCAGGAGCAACAGGAAGAATTACATCAAACGAAGGTATGATAAGCAGTAAACCAGTTGAAGTAAACTTTAACATTACGGCAACAGATGCCGCTAGTGTTGATGAATTAATTGTACAACGAAGAGGCATGATTACTAACATGGTAAGACAGGCTATACAAGAACGAGGCAATCAGCCAAACTTTTAAGGAGAAATTATGTCAGGAACATTTCCAAGTACACAAGGTTTAAGAGGATTAAATTTTAGTAACAACCAACCTAATTTACTTGCTATAGCAATGAGTGGTAGAAGACAAGCAAAAAGCCAAGGAGCACAGTTCTTTAGCTTTACAGTACAAACACCACCAATGAATACAGCAGAACACAAAGACTTAATGGGCTTTTTAGCGGCACAGCGAGGACAGTTCGATACATTTGAAATAGTGTTACCTAATTTAAGTACACCAGCAGGAAGTGTTACAGGCAATCCTTTAAGAGTTGCTACAGACATAGCGGCAGGATTAAAAAGCATAGCAGTTACAAGTGGACTTACAAACAAAACAGATTATCTTAAAAGAGGTGATTTAGTTAGATTTGGTACTGACCCTAAAGTTTATATGTTAACAGCAGATGTAGATACAGATGGTAGTGGTGCTGGTACACTAAACATTGAGCCAGGACTTATTACAGCAATAGATGGTAGTCCAAGTGCTGTAACAGTAGAAACAAATGATGTTAAGTTTACAGTTTTTATGGGATCACCAATTACTGAATATAACACCGGAGTAGCTGATTATACAACAGTGGAGTTCGATGCTAGGGAGGCATTCTAAATGTCAATTAACGGCTCTAGAGGACTTGCTACAGCAGTTACAGATGAACTTGCTAAAGACAAAATCACTTATGTTGATTTGATAGAGCTACATTTTGATAGTGCTGATGGTGGTGTACAAAGATTAACTAACGGACAGTTTAGCATTAGTGCTACTACAACTACTAGTTCAGGCACATACACAGCAAACGGTAAGTTTCTTACATTTGAAAGTGTTAACGAAACAAACGAAGCAAGAGTTAACGAAATCAATATTATTTTAGATGGTGTAAGTTCTACATTTACAAATCTATTTTTAAACAACAACTATGTTGAAAGACGAGTTGTTATCTACAGACAATTTTTAGCAGAAGATGGTACAGCAATTAGCACACCTGTTATGATGTTCGATGGTGAAATTAAAAACTTTACTGTTAATGATCAATTAGACACAAGTACAGTAGTAGTTAAAAGTGCCAGTGTATTTTACAACTTTAGTGACCTAAATGGTAGAAGGTCAACAAGCTCAAGTCAACAAAGAGAGTTTTCACAAGACAGAGGATTTGATTTTGCCTCTACAGCAACAAAAGATATAAGATGGGGCAGAGAAAATCTATGATAAAAATTGTTAGACCAGAATTAAAACACCTAAAACAAATTGTTGTACTTGCTCGAGAAACTGTACTTAAAGCAACAAACAGCGAATCAGCTGAACACGATTTACACGAATTTTTTAAATCACAACTTGTTAATTTAACTACATTTTTTGAAATAATATTAGATGATGACAAAGTTAGAGGCTTTGCTGTAGCATCAATACAAAAGCAGGTGTGGAGTAGTGAAGTACTTTGTAATGTAGCATTTGTACATTGTGCTGATGGGTACGAAGATGATTTAGATACAGTATACGATAACATTGAAGAATGGGCAAAAGAAAACAAGGCTGTGAAAATTATATTTGTTAATTTAGATATAAGCGACGATGTTGAAATGCCTATAGAATTTAAAAAAATAGGTACTATATATGGAGTTGATTTATAATGGGATTCTTTAAAAAATTACTTAGAAAACTTAAAAAAGTTATTGCTCCACTAGTTGGTCTTGCTGTTGGTCTTGCCACAGCAGGTGCTGGTTTTGGTTTAATGGCGGCTGTAGCGGCAGGGGCCGCGGCGGCGGCTGTAACACAAGTTGGTATGGCAATGGTCACAAGCTCTTTTGATGTACCTGATTACAGTCAAAATGTAGCCGACGGTGCTACTGCTATGAACCAAGGTGTACTTGTAAACAAAGTAGGTACTAATCAGCCTATACCAGTAGTATATGGTTATAGAAGAATAGGCGGAACAAGAGTATATGTTTCAACAGGTGGCGGTAGTGATAACAGAGATTTATATTTTGTTATGGTATTTGCTGAAGGCGAAATTAATGCTTTCAAAAAGTTATTGTTAGATGATAAACTTGTTGCCAGCGGCACACTAACATCACAAATAGATAATGATGCTTACCGTAAAGACAGTAGATTACAATATGAATTACAGACAGGATTAGACAATCAAAATCCACCAAGTTTCTTTACAAGTGGTGCTTCGGGTTGGACGGGTAACCATAGACTAAGAGGATTAGCAGTAGGTTATTTTAGATGTCGTTGGATTAATCCAGATCCTAAAGCAGAAGCAGAAGCACAAAAAACAGTTATAGACGACAATCCATATACTGGTATTCCACAAGTTACAGTTGAAGTAGAAGGTAAGAAAGTACCTAATGCTACAAGTTACACAGATACAAGCACAACTGCTTATGCTAGTATGCCAAAAAGTTATAGTACTAACCCAGCAGACCAATTGTTGGACTACTTAATGAACCCAAGATATGGTAGAGGATTAGATCACACAAGAATAGGCTTTACAAGTTTCAAAACAGCAAAAGCAAAATTTAACACAACTGTAAATTATGCTACAAGTGGTAGTGGTAAGATTATGGAACTTAACCAAGTGGTGTTAACAAATAGAACTATGCTACAAAATGTTCAAACTATGTTACAAAATATGAGAAGTGGTATGCCTTATGTACAAGGTAGATTTAATCTTAAACTACTTGACACAGGTCATGCTAGTGACCCTACAAGTACTCCTTCTAGTTCTGACTTTACAAGTGTTACAGAAAATGAAATTATAGGTGGACTAGTTGTAGAAGGCAAAGGACACAGAGATCAATATAACCAAGTAAAAGCAGTTTATCCAGATCCTAACAATGACTGGGAACTAAACGAAGTAGTATATCCTACAGTAGACAGTCAAACAGACATCAACTTGTTAGCTGAAGACAATGGTAAAAGACTGTCAAAAGAAATAAGTTTAGAAGGTATTACAAACGGAAACATAGCAGGTGATGTAGCAAGTATAGTATGTCTTAGAAGTCGTAAAAAGAAAATGATTAGTTTTAAAAGCACAGCAGAACTTCATAATTGTGTAGTTGGTGACTTGTTAAAAGTAACATATCCAAGTTTAGGAATGACAGATGCTCAATTTAGAATTACAAGTCATCAAGTTACAGCAGATTATACAATACAAATTACAGCAATAGAACACCAACCAACAGACTATGACTTCGCTAATGTTGATGTTTATATTCCACGAGCTACAAGTCAAGTACAGTCAAATGACAGCAACGAAAACGGTGGTAACACAGGTGGCAGTGGTCCTGTATTTCCAAGTCCATATAAATTTGAAAATGCTTACATATCAATTATTACAAATATAAATTCTAGTGTTGTTGAATTAACAATAGTAGGTGCTAGTGATGTAAGTTATTATGATTTTATGAGAGTAGACCAAATTGATGGCGGTGAGAATGCTCCATTTAATCCTTCAAGTTTTCATAAAACAACTTTTCAAAAGACTGGCGGAGTGTTTACTAGTCCACAAGGAATTTTAGTTCAAAACTCTAACAAACCTTATCTTTGGTTTAGAATTGTATACATTAAACAAGACGGTAGTGAAGTAATTGGTCCGTGGAAAAGAACAACAAATCCAAAACCAAGTTTAATTCCAACTTTGTCAATTGGAACACCCTAGGAGATAGAATATGGCAACACAAACAGTAGATGGATTAGTAACAAATGCCGCAGAATTTGATTTTACAGAAGCACCTTCAACTTGGGCAGGATATACAAGTTGGGACGGCTTTGGTGACACAATAGGTGGAACAGGTATTAGTACTACACTAACATTTTTAAGTGATGCTGTTGATCTAGGTGCTGTTATAAATGTTGTACCTACTGTAGTATGTGTTACAAACACAAGTACAGCTCATGTTATTAGTTTTCAAACAAGCAATGACGATGTAAGTTATAGTGCCGCTAGTATCGGTCCTTTAACAGCAAGATACAT